AACATATTTAGTAAATCAACACCAAAAGAACAAATTTATATTCGTATTGATGATAAACTTAATAGAATACACAAAGGTAAAGAATATGCATCTGAAGATACTATTCTAGATCTAATAGGTTATTTAGTATTATTAAGGACATTAGACAATGAATGATGATTTAGTTAAACATTTAGACTTGGTTAATCAGGTTGCCTCTGAATATCTAAAGGGATTAGATGCATCTCAAATTTCTAAACAACTGGATATCCCACGTCAAAAAGTTTTAACTTTATTAAATGATTGGCGTTCTATGGTTTCCAATAACCAGGCGATCCATGCACGTGCCAAAGAAGCACTTGCAGGTGCTGACCAACACTACTCATCTTTAATTAAAAAAACATATGAGGTTATTGATGCTGCAGACTCTACTGCAAATCTTACAGCAAAGACAACCGCTATCAAATTAATAGCAGACATTGAAAGTAAAAGACTTGAAATGTTGCAAAAAGCAGGCTTGCTAGATAATAAAGAAATTGCAGAGCAGATTATTGAAATGGAAAGAAAACAAGGTATTCTAATTAACATATTGAAAGAGGTAGCCACTAAGTACCCAGAAATACGTGAAGAAATTATGCGTAAACTTTCTGAGGTACAAACAGAGGTGATAGTAATTGACAATTGATTTTAGTGACTTTCTTGAAGCACTAGATGAAAGTCCATTTGAAGAAATGCCAGTAGATGTTAAAACTTTTGTAAGAAGTAAAGACTATCTAAATATGCCAGAACTATCTGAATATCAATATACTCTTGTAGAGTGTATGAGTCAAATTTATAAAAAAGAAGATGTTGAAAGATGGTTGGGTAAAAAAGATGGAGGGGAACACTATAAGAAATATACTAAGCAAGAGGTTATTCTTATGTGTGGAAAGGGTAGTGGCAAAGATCATACTTCTACCATTGGCTGTGCTTACCTTGTTTATAAACTTTTATGTCTTAAAGATCCATCAAGATATTTTGGCAAACCATCAAATGATGCAATAGATCTTATTAACGTTGCAGTAAACGCACAACAAGCAAAGAATGTATTTTTTAAAGGTTTTAAATCCAAAATTGAAGGATCGCCATGGTTTGCTGGAAAATATAAAGAACCAAAAATTGATAGTATTGAATTTAATAAATCTATAACTGTTTACTCAGGACATTCTGAACGCGAATCTGCAGAAGGTCTTAACTTAATGCTTGCAGTTCTTGACGAAATTTCAGGCTTTGCAATGGAGGGTGCTGGTGGCAACGATCAAGGAAAGACAGCAGATAACCTTTATAAAGCCTTTAGAGGCTCTGTAGACTCTCGCTTTCCAGACTATGGTAAAGTAATACTTCTTTCTTTCCCTAGATTCAAGGGAGATTTTATATCACAAAGATATGAAGATGTTGTTGCAGAAAAAGAAACAATCATAAGAAATCATGAATTTGTAATAAATCCATTACTATCAGAAGAAGACCCTTCTAATAAGTTTACAATAGAGTGGGAAGAAGATTCAATATTGTCATATAAATTTCCTGGAGTATTTGCACTAAGAAGACCCACTTGGGAAATGAATCCAACTAGAAAGATTGAAGATTTTAAAATTGCATTTTTTACAGATGCTTCTGATGCATTGATGCGTTTTGCTTGTATGCCAACAGTTTCATCTGATGCCTTTTTTAAGTCAAGAGAAAAGGTAGAGAGAGCACTATCTAATAGAAATCCACTTGATGGAAATAGAAGATTTGATTTAACATTTAAACCAAAAGAAGACGTTGAATATTTTGTTCACGCAGATCTTGCACAAAAACATGACAAATGTGCTGTATCAATTGCTCACGTAGATAAATGGGTAAGCGTTCAATCATTTAACAATTATGAGCAAATAGTTCCATTTGTTGTTGTAGACGCAATTGCTTGGTGGGAGCCAAAGCGTGAAGGACCAGTAGACTTAAGCGAAGTAAAAAATTGGATAATAGATTTAAGAAGAAGCGGTTTTAATCTAGGTTTAGTAACTTTTGATAGGTGGCAGTCTTTTGATATTCAACAAGAATTAAAACAGGTAGGTATAAAAACAGAAACTTTGTCTGTTGCAAAAAAACATTATGAGGACTTGTCAATGTTAGTATACGAAGATAGAGTTGTGGCACCACACATTGATATATTATTAGAAGAACTGTTAGAGTTGAGAATTATGAGTAACAATAGGGTCGATCATCCAAGAAAGAAATCTAAAGACTTAGCAGACGCTATGTGTGGATCGGTTTATAATGCCATAGTTCACGCTCAAAGAGATAGAATGAAGGAGATTGACATCCATACCTGGTCTCGTGGTGGTGTAGATAGGGATACAGTTAACGATGACGACAACGATTTTGGATTTCCAAAAGAAAAAATTAGAGGAAAGATTGGCGACTTTGGCGGGGGGTATAGATTAATATGATAGAGCCTACTCCAGAAGAATATAACAATTTAATAGAAAAACTAATTGAGATGGGTGCTTTAGAAATAACTGGGTATGATTCTATATCAGATCAATTTACATATAATATTACTCCAGAATGTGAAGAATTATTGCCCGAACTATGGCAAGAGCATTTTAAGTTTGTTAATGAGTTAGCGTTTGAAATGTGGAATGATGGTTTAATTGAAATGGCCTTTGACAAGGACGGAACGCCAATGGTTATGCTAAAGCCAGAAACGGTGGCTATCAAGGATACCCTCCCAGACGATAAAAGATTCTTTGTAGAAAATATGATAAACAAGTCAAAAGAAGGGTGATATACTAGGACTATGCCTTATGATATTAAAAGAAATTATGGTGGCTGCAAGGGCTATGCCGTTGTAGGACCAGGAGGAACCAAGGGTTGTCATCCTTCACGTAAAAAAGCAATCGAACAACAAAGAGCATTATATGCTGCTGAAGCAGATGCTAAAAAAATGCATCACGATGATGCCATTACAAACGAAGATACTCCAAATAAAAAACCTCATTCAATGGAAGAGTGTTCAGATCCAAAAAACTGCCCAGACCATATGGAAGATGATATGGATAAAAAATCACCATGTTGGGAAGGATATGTACAACGTGGTATGAAGCCAGGTAAAAATGGAAGAATGGTTCCTAATTGTGTACCAGTTAAAAAATCAGAAGAATTACAAGAATGTTGCCCAGATCAAGTTATGAAAAAACAATTTACTAATAGACAAACAGATACGTTTTTACCAAGTCTTGGAAGATAAGATGATAAAAGAAGATATGTGGGAAGGTAAGCCACTATATGACGAATTGTCAAACGAAGAAAGAGCATTGGCAGATTCTTTGTTAGCCCTATCAAATAAAGTTGGACCTTTAGATAAAGCAAAAGGAATTTGGGTTGGATACGAAAGTGCTTCACAAAATGAAAATGCAGAAATAGGAGTTAAGTGTGGAAACTGTGCATTACATAAATCATCTGTTGCATGTGCAATACTAGAAGCACAAATTGAAGAAGAAGGTGCTTGTAGATTTGCAGTTATCCCAGATGGATATGTAACTGTAGGTAGCGATGTTCAAGATGATATGAATAATCCAGATCACGAAGGCGACATGTCAAAAGCATCAGTTGAATCATTAAACTTAAGACCAACAGAATCAATGGCAGCAAATGCACATAGAGGGCTAGAATTAAGACGTAAATTTGGTAGAGGTGGTACTGCAGTTGGTGTTGCACGTGCTCGCGATTTAGCAAATAGAAAAGAATTAAGTCCAGAAACTGTAGCCAGAATGTATTCATTTTTTAGTAGACACGAAGTAGATAAAAAAGGAAAAGACTGGGACAATGCAGAGCGTCCATCAAATGGAAAAATTGCATGGCTTCTTTGGGGCGGAGATTCTGGATATTCATGGGCTAGATCAAAATGGAATACAATTCAAAGAATTAGAGCACAAAAATCAACTTGGACAAATAGTCCATTATCCTTCAACAAACATATTGACAACTAACTATAAATAGTGTAAAATTATTCAAAAGGAGTTGTGATGAATGAAAATAAAATCGACACAGACGTTTTATACTCTATGCTTACTTATTATAGGAACAAGTGCTCTCAACTTGAGTATGAATTTTTACTATTTAAAACATCTGTCGATAAACAAATTAAAGCAATTCAATCAACTGCAAACGGTAGATCAAATATTAAAAACCCCACAAATGATTCAAAAAAAGAAAGAAAGTCAAATGACCAGGGTAATAAACGAAACTAGAGTAAACATAGCCATTATGAATAATAAGGCTTATTGGATTAGAAACAACACTGTATTCTCTTCTAAGTTAGACGAAGATGGAAATGTTGATATAGCAAATGCTGAAAAAGTAGATGTTTTTTCATTATCTGAAAAAGATATGAAAACAATAATTGGTATTATAGATAGTTTAAATAAATAATATGGATCAGTATTTAAATGTTTTGTTCTTTATTCTGTCTACCGTATTGATGAACCTATGGTTTAGTAAAGCGTATAATAAAATTAAGTCAGATCCAGAAATAATTAACATAGACATTGTTGACAACAGAGCCCATTGGGTGTATGATAATGTAATATACTATGCTGATATTGTCGATAATAAAATTGACAAAAGCACACAAAGAAAGATAAAGATATAAATGATTATTGCAGTAGAAGGAACTAAAGGTTTTGACGACTATGAAACCTTTATGCGTGCTATGGGTGTGGCACTTTCTAACCCTAACCTAGATTCAGACATTCAAGTTTGGTCTCTTGGACCTCATAAAATAAATAGTTTTACTGCTGCCTTTTGTAACTCATCAGAACATTTTTTAAAATTAAAAGGATTTAAAGTTTCTTTTTATAAAGTTTCTCATCAATGGGTTGCTGAAAATCTTCATAGCGTTAACTATTTTGCTTTCTTTGGTCAGTTAAAAGACGAAGAGTCTAGAATGTTTAGATCTGCCAAACAAATAGAAGGGTGCGAAGTTGGTCTCTTTAGAAGTTAGTCTAACTGCATGGTCCTTAATAATTTTTGGAATTCAAGCAATATCGTTGATATCTATTATGATGGTATTCTTAAAACCAAATTCAAGGGTAGTATTATTTATAATCTTACTATGGTTAATTAGTCAGATATCTTATATACTATACGGATATAATACAAAGCAAGTAGGTTTCTTAATGCTTGGTATATTCAATATACTTGTATCTTTTATTGCATTATTTTTAAACTTTGGAAAAATAGAAGATGAAGAAGATGAGGAAGAATATGATAATCAATAGTTTGGAAAAGATGGAGTCGATTGTTAAAGACAATTCACATCTTAGATGGGATGGCGTTGCCGTAGTTGCACTGGTAGAAGAAGATGGCTACTACACAAAAAACGGAGTGTTTGATGATGGTGAATGGAAAACCGAATATAGGTTTGAAATGGTGGATTACAACGTGTGGAATATACCAGATAGGTATCTAGCACATGTACAAGTTTGATGAAAATAGATCATGTCTTGGAATGGACACAAATCTATTCTTTGATAAATATGAAGAAGATTCGATTGTTCAAGAAAGTGTTGACACGCTGTGTTCACAATGTCCAGCACAAAGAAAATGTTTGGCATATGGCGTGAGCAATCAAGAGTGGGGCGTTTGGGGTGGAGTTTATTTAGAATCTGGAAAGATATCCAGAGAGTTTAATAAACACAAAACAAACGAAACCTGGTTTAAAGTTTGGTCTGGTGCAACGATGGATAAAAATGTATAATTCAGAAATGCAAAAAGCATTTAGATCAATCAAGGTTCCAAAAGGTTTTAAGGCACATATCATTGACTATGATAAGTTTCTTACAATTAGATTTTATGAAAGTCAGTGGAGAGACTACACTGAATCAGAAAGGTTTAAGTGTGTTCAATACATGATAAATGTAAAGAAAACACTTGAAAGTCTAGGAGCGATCGTGGCAATTGATCCAGTACTAGATTTAGAAACACCAGAAGATAGATTACAGAGAAGAAGGAGCAAGTAAATGCCACAAAATATAACAGCAGTTGGAAATTTGGTAAAAGATCCAGAAGTAAAAACATTTGAAAAAGGTTCTTTAACTAAGTTAAGAATAGCATGCACAGACAGAATGTCTGATGGCAACGGTGGTTGGAAAGACGGAGATACAAACTACTATGATGTAGCCGTTTGGAAAACACTTGGAGAATATGCCGCATCAACCCTAAAAAAGGGAGACAAGGTAATTGTTCAAGGAAAACTAAAATATCGTGAATTTAAACGTAACGATGGAACCAATGGAAATGCATATGAAATTGATGCAACAGATTTGGGTATCTATTTAACCAAAAAGACTGCTACAGGTGGTACAACAACAATCAGTATCCCTAAAGATGCAGCAACTGTCTGGGGATAATTAGATAGTATAATAAAATCAGGGGGGTGGAGAAATCTACCCCTCTATTTATTTATTAGGAGATAATAATGGGAATGTATGTTCAATGGAAAGACGATAAGGTAAAACAATCATTTAAGCCTAAAAAATGGCAACCAATGATATTAAATGGAAAAGATGCCATAGTTCCAACGGAAGAAGGACACTGCTTTTGGGAAGCACAATTACATCTAACTCTACCAAAAACTGGTAGACCAACATATGTAAAAATGAATTACTCAAGAGACTATAAGGGCAAGA